GTGCAGGATAGTTCCTTCAACAATTACCGTAAGGGAAACCTTAACGATATTCTTATGGCTCACCGTGTCCCTATCAGCAAGGTAAGTATCAGCGAGGGTATTCCTCTTGCCGCCGCTAGGGATGCTGATAAGACATTCAAGGAACAGGTATGTCGTCCTGAGCAGAACATTGCCGATAAGAAGATTGGTAAGATTATCAGAGAAGTTACTGACGTATTCAACTTCAAGTTGAATGAGTTGAGTCTAACTGACGAGGATACTCAGTCCAAGATTGACGAGCGTTACTTGCGTATGCAGACCATTTTGCCAAACGAGGTGCGCGCACGCAAGGGAATGCCGGGTATTAAGGGTGGAGACAAGGTAGTCGATTTGAAGCCTCAGCAGGCGGCAGAAGCGAAGACACAGGCTACAGGAAATCGTCAGCGTGACCAACAGCGTACAGGTAACAGTACCGACTCTGCGAGCAGTACTAATACTAGGAGTGAGCAGGGCGCGGGAAGGCAGCAGGCCTAATAAATGACAAGACTTAAAGTGAATCTGTTGTTGGCTCTTACCAAGCCAATTAATACAGCAGCAATTTCCCTGATGGCAGTGTATACGATGATGTGGGGTTTTTGGGTGGGCAACCCTTTCTGGGACGTATTTGAGCAGAGTAAAATGTATGACAAAATGTCGGTAGCATTTCCCGAGGCTGTATGGGGAGCATTTGCTTTTACTATTGGAACTGGAATGTTATTGGGCGTTGCAGTCAACTCAAAGAAGTCTCTTAGTTGGGGCTCCTTTGCCGGTTTTATGCATTGGCTAGTCATCTCAGGATTGTATGTTTGGAGCGACTGGCAAAATACGGCGGGGTTAACGGGATTCATGGTTGCAGTCTACTGTGCTTACATTTACCTAAACATTAAGATTAACCTCAAGTAATTTGCATTTAGAAAACTTGGCTGTTAGTATACAATCATGGAGATTAAGAAGATGCATTGGACCACCGATGGTGACAACTATCGTATGGATATGTCTCTTACCAAGGTGGACAGGGAGCAGCGTCTAGTCACAGGCTGGGCTTCCTTGGACAACCCTGATTTGCAGGGGGACATTGTTCTTGCTGAAGCATCAGAGAAGGCATTCGCAAATTTCCGTGGAAATATCCGCGAGATGCATCAGCCGATTGCTGTTGGTCGAATGGTTTCTTATCGTCCTGACTCATATTATGATACTGAGACACAGAAGTTCTATAACGGAATTATTGTTACAGCGTACATCTCCAAGGGCGCGCAGGATACTTGGGAAAAGGTTCTCGATGGAACCTTGCAGGCATTCAGCATCAAGGGACCAATCATTGAGTCTGATATGGAATTCTCGAAGGATGCCGGGCGTCCTCTAAGAATTATCAAGGAGTACGCACTAGAGGAACTTTCTCTCGTTGACTCGGGAGGCAATCAGTTGGCTAACATCATGAGTATCACAAAGTCTGTAGACGGCGGGGTTACGGTTAGTGGAATGGTTGCTGAAACGCAGTCCGAGAATGTGTTCTGGTGTGGAAAGCATGATAGTGGTATTGCTAAGACTTCCAGCGATGAGGCTGCTGAGTGTCCAGACGGTCACCGAATGCAGAACATCGGTTGGTTTGAAACAGAAGGAACTGATAAGGCCGAGAAGGTGGCCGGCATTATTGATTCCTTCCTATCAACTACGAGTTCTGCAAACGCAGAAATCGCAAAGCAGGAAGAGCCTGCAAATAACGAAGGAGGTGTTGACGTAGTGGCAACAAATGAAGAAAACACAACTGAGGTTGAGGCTGGAACCGGAGCGCCGGTTTCTACTGATGCTGTAGCCGGTGGCGCAGCGGAGACTGAGGTAGAGCACAGCGTAGATGCTGTTGCTGAGAATGTTGAGGTTGACGAGTCTGAGACAGAGACAGATTCCGAAACTGAAAAGGCTGCGGACGTTTCCGAGGTTGCAGATGAACCTGACCTTGCGAAGATGTTTGCTGACCTACAGGGCGCTATCGAGACTGGACTAGAGAAGAATGCCAACGAGGCACAGGCTGCAATCGCTGAGATTTCTAAGTCCTTTGAAGAGAAGTTCGATGAACTTGTCAAGTCTCATGGAGCACTAGAGGAAAAGATTTCAGGCTTGAAGTCTAATCTTGACGACGTAGAGAAGTCTCTACGCTCTGTTGAGAGCGAGACAGCCGTAAAGAAGTCCGGCGACCTTGGCGGGTCATCGGAAGACACCGTTGCGAAGAGCAACGGGTTTACGTGGGGCGGTACTTTCTCTGCATTCCGCACTAACCAGTTAGATTAAGCAATACACTAAAATTATGGAGGTGACACAACAAAAATGAGTAATGAACTACTAGAGAAGGTTATTCGCACTACCGAAATTGGAGCCGGTGGCGGTGGTCTTCTACAGCCAGAGCAGTCTAACCGCTTTATTGATTATATGTGGGACGCATCTGTTCTTGCTTCACAGGTACGTACAATTCGTATGAGGTCTACTGAGCAGGAAATCGACAAGATTTCCGTTGGTGAGCGTTTGATGCGTGTCGCTACCGAGGCAGTTGACGATGGTGTCAACGTCGGAGCGGTATTCACTAAGATTTCTCTTACCACAAAGAAGTTGCGTCTAGACTTCGAACTTTCCAGTGAGTCTCTTGAGGACAACTTGGAGGGCGACGCTCTAGAGGACCACATCGCACGTCTAATGGCAACTCAGGCCGGAAACGACCTAGAAGACCTTGCAATTAATGGTGATGTTGCTTTGACAACTGACCCACTATTGAAGGCATTCGATGGTTGGCGCAAGCGTGCAAGGGCAGCGGGTCACGTAATTGACCACGGTGGTGCAAACCTTAACCGTGCAGCATTCAACGCTGCGCTAAAGGCAATGCCACGTAAGTACATGCAGCGTCGTAATCAGTTGAAGTTCTTCACTGGTTCAAATGTTATCCAGGACTACATGTATTCTCTGTCTGATGCTGCTAACAGCACTCAGGACATTGCAACTGCGGCTATCAGCCGTGGCGTTCGCACCGAGGGTCCAGCAGGATTCACCACTGGATTTGCTTTCGGTACACCCGTACAGGAAGTTCCTCTGTTCGATGAGACACAGAATGGTTCTTACACTGGCGCGACTGGTGACCACGGAGAGGTATGGTTGACATTCCCACAGAATCTTCTATGGGGCGTTAAGCGTGATATCGTGGTTTACCGTGAGTTCAAGCCAAAGAAGGACACCATTGAGTACACCATGTTCTGCCGTGTTGGTACTCAGATTGAGAACGTTGACGCTTTCGTCGTCGTTTCTAATGTTAAGGTGGCTTCGTAAGTAGCGAATCCATTTGCATCATAATAGATGCAGTGAGTCAACCCCCGTCGCAATGGCGGGGGTTTTCTCTTTATGCTATACTTATCTTGCAGTACTTACACTAAGGAGATAATAACAAAATGAGTTTTTCAAAGTTGAAGAAGGACGAACTGGTCGCCATTGCAGTAGAGTTTGGTGTAGAACTAGAGTCCACAGATAACAAGGATACGGTCATTGCTAAGTTGGCAGAGGACGGGGTTACCTATGAGGATGCAGTTAGAATGCAGACTGTGGCACCGGAGATTGTTGAGGAAGTAAAGGTAGAGGTTGAGGCAGAGCGCGAGCAGGTTAAGGCCGATGAGCCTAAGGAACTAATCAAGATGGAGCGCGAGAACGGTACGTATGAAGTGCGCGGGTATCGTTTTACAAAGGCTTCTCCATTCGCCCTTGTATCCGAATCTGATGCTGAATGGATTACCGACAATGTAGAAGGATTTAGGTATGCAAAGCCACGCGAGGCTGCTGAATTCTACGGCTGATATTGGCCTTTAAATGCATTCTCGGTTATAATTAAATAACTAAACATTGATTGGAGGATATAAAATGACAGTGCCAACATATGATACCACTTGGACTCAGGGTGCAGACTTGGAAATGAGATTCCAGTATCTTGAGGGACCAGATGGTTCTGAGGTTGCCGTTGATTTGACGGGATGGAAGTTGCGAATGGACATTAAGGCGACTGATGTTTTTGGCTCCCGAGTATATACCTTCAATAGCGATGATATTGCAGCAACAGTAAATGACGAGGGCGTTGTTGACGTAGTTGGAAATGCTGATAACGAGGCAGTTCTAGGAACTGACGGATATATTAACATTACCATTCCTCGCACGTTGACTCTCCCTGGTGGAGAAGTATACGAGTTCATGCAGGACGGGCTAACAGTTTTTAACTATGATGTGTTCCTTCGCAGACCAACAAACAAGCAATTCCCTGTGCTAAAGGGAAGTATTACTGTGGAGAGAAGCACTACTCTATGGGCGTAATTGTTCGAGTCTTGGAGGAATCAACGGGGGCAGTAGTCGTCACTGCTCCTGTTTCCGTTAAGACTGTTGTTACGGATGCAGACCTTGCTCCCATTAAGTTAAATGTAATGACGGGTGCGCCTGGTCGTAGTGCCTATGAGGTTGCCGTCCAGAATGGTTTCGTTGGAACTGTTACAGAGTGGTTGGCATCTCTCAAGGGTGACCCCGGCGGTCCCGGCAGCGGTGGAGTAGTTGACCTAAGCGATTACTATACAATTTCAGAAGTTGACTTTCTAGTCAATGAAAAAGAGGCGGCTATCCCTGCTGGTACGACAGCACAGTACCTTCGTGGCGATAAAACGTGGGGCACTCTTGACAAGACAGCCGTTGGCTTATCCGCAGTAGACAATACAAGTGATGCAAATAAGCCTATTTCAACTGCTGTTGCTACAGCGTTGGCTGGCAAGGCTAGTTCTGTTCACACTCATACATCATCTTCGATTACTGACCTCACAGCAGTCCTGGATGCTCGCATTCAAACTGTTGTTGGTGCCGCACCGGCGGCTTTGGATACGCTAGATGAACTGGCGGCGGCTTTGGGCGATGATGCTAACTTTGCTGCCACCGTGACAACTCAACTTGCCGGTAAGCAAGCAACCATTCCAGTCGGTACAACCGCTCAGTACTATAGAGGCGATAAGACCTGGCAAACATTGAATAGTGCTGCTGTAGGACTACCTAATGTAAACAATACCAGTGACACACAGAAGCCGGTTTCTGTCGCCATGCAAACAGCGCTTGATGGCAAGGAAAATGTCATTGCTGCTGGAACAACTACACAATATTTGCGTGGAGACAAGACGTGGCAGACGCTAAATTCGGCGGCTGTCGGACTTGGTTCTGTCAATAACACAGCAGACCTTGCTAAGCCTATTTCTACTGCTACACAGACAGCATTGGACGGTAAGGCTGCTGCTGTTCACACGCACGCAAGCACATCAATTACAGATTTTGCTACTGCTGTTGATGCAAGAATCACTGCGGCTGGTGCTGCTGGTCCAACAGTTGCCAATATTCCCGCAGGCTCAATTCTTGTTGTCAAGAAGAGTACAGCAGGGGCATGGCCCGCACGTCCAACTTCTCGCTCTGACGTTACCGTTGCATGGCAGGGGGCTGACCCTTCGCCTGTAATTGTTGCATCAGGCACGGGCGGTATGCTAGACAACGTTGATGTTAGGTGGGTCACTACTTAATGACAAATAGGCTAATGCTGTCCTACTCTGTTAAGAGTGGGGCAATGTCTCGCTATGGGCGTGGAACGGTTACGCCACCCACTAAGTATCCTACTACTCCTACTCCGTGGCTTCCATTTGATATGCCAACAGATGACACATTACAAGCATCAGGGAAGATTATCGCTCCGCACTTTATGTGTACTCAATGGCGTTCTGTTGACAATAAGGGGCCTACGGACGACACCGAATACACCAATAGGATTTCGATGCCAGATGGTGCAATTGAAGCGGGAAGTATTGACCACAGGGTTTACGGCGGAAGATATCGAAATAGGCCAATTAGACGAGCACCGTTACCAGGAAGCGGAACGGTTGGCGCTGGTGGTTGGTGGCTGGCAGATAAGAGATTCGAAGTCCAGTCTATCAAGGCGGCGGGGTTCACCGGAATGACTATCGATATTCTTGGTGCAGACACATTCCCACATGCTAATGAATGGGCACAGGCAGCACAACTAGAAGGTTGGACCAATAGGGTTGTTGCGATGCCTGACGCTAGTGTTAGCATTGTACGAAATGGACCAACCAATCTAGCAAATTACATGGCTCAACTATTCGGTGGGCCATATGCTAGTGCATGGAGAAAGCATACTGATGGGCGCTGGATTGTTATGCCATATGGTCCAGAGTTCTGCCTTGGCGACCCGTCATCAAAGACTGCACCAATCACCTCTCAGCAGGTTATTGACTATTGGCGAGCATTTTCTGATGCAATGATTGCTAAGGGCTATCCTATTGCTTTATGGTGTTGTTTCAGTCGTGCATGGCTGGATGCCAATGAGAAAACTGCTCCGACATTTTGTGACCCTCAGTTGGCTGATATTGTTATCGGATTAGGTCGTTGGGGTGCCCGCGACCCTGGCGCTGTTGTTGCAACCGGAAATAATGCTAGTGGCGCTACTGCGTATGCACAGTCATTCTATAACAAGAAATATGTTTACACCTTAGCAATTGAGGACAGCCGCCCGTCGTTGGCAGCGTATTGGGAATCCGCCGGGTGGGATAACGTCATGAAGTCTTATGATGTTGCTCGTACCGCTGATTTCGTCCAGGCGGCTACTGCAAACGATTGGGGTGAAGGAACGGGCATCCTGCCTTCTACTCTTCATGGTTATGCTACTCTTGATGTAATGGCATATTACAATGTGAGACATTTAATGGGAGAGTTTCCACCAATCATTCGTGATGCCTGCTATTTGGCGTATCGAGTTCAAAACGCGGCGGGTTCTGCTGTTCAGCCTACATACACAACTCCAAATAAGGCTTCTAATCTTTACACTAAGTTTATGACTAACCGTGGTACTGGTACTACGCCAGACAAGAATCAGATTGATGTGCTGGTATTCGCAACAGCACCGGCTCAAGTAATTGTAACCGTTGGTGGAGTGGCAGAGAGTCCGGTAACAGTTCCGGCGGGTGTTAGTAGGGTTCAAGCGCCTATGCGTAATGGTGCTGTGTCTGTTAAAATGGTAAGAGGCGGAATTACTGTTCCAGGAACCACCGCAAACTCTACTGACCCAATTAATATGAATACACAATTAGTTCAAGACCTAACTTATAGAAGGATTTCAAGTCTGCGATGACACAATTATATTTTGATTGGGCTGGATACGCTACGGGCGTACAGCCTACAGGATGGACCGAACGATTCGATTCGGCGGGTTCTTGGCAGGTTGTTGCTGGTGTAGGCGTTGGAGGAACCAATGGTTTACAGTATATTCCAGGAACCGCCGCTCGTCATGGTCTTTCTTGTGACGCCCTGGACGGCGTTGCAGACCTTGAAATTGCCTATAGATTTATTTCTACTGTGGGTGGAACGGGAACTTCAAATGATAACCGTGTATTTGCAAGAGGAAGCGGCGCAGACGGCACAACAAACACTGGCGTTGTCGTAGGTCCGGTTAACACTATTCTGCGAACCATTCAGTATGTCAACGGCGCAGCCACAACAACTGATGCGGCGGGCGGCGGCCTTGTTGCTAACTCTCCTTATTGGGCCAGAGTCAAGATTAGCGGAACATCTGTCCAGCAAAGAATTTGGGCAGATGGAACTGCTGAGCCTACAACGTGGGCACAAACCGTCACCAATACAACAGTAACCGCCGGGGGTTGGGCGGGAGTATTCCTGTCAGTGCTTGCTTCAACCAAGATGACATATGATTGCATCGGGTTTGGATGGAATGGTGATTCTGCCCCTACACAATCCTTGGTGGCTAAGCCAACTGCAACGATTTCTATTGACAAGGTTTCAAATGTTGAACCTGGCGATACGGTAACAATTACTTTGGGTGGAGTTGCAAACACAGGCTCTATTGTTTCCAGGACATTGACCCAGACAGCCGGTCCTTCCGTGGTGTTGACCACTGTAGATGATTTGACTAGAACATTTGAAGCACCAGCCAATCTTTCAGGAACTACGCTGACATTCTCCACAACAACTACAGACAGCGCGGGAACAGTTTCAAACGCAGCCACTGCCAGCGTAGCGGTCCTTCAATCTACTGAGAGAGTAGTAAAGGGCGGGGTTGAAGTTCCAGTTATTACGAAGTGGATTCTTGCTGCTCAGAAGATTTTCGAAACATTCTCTCGTTCAGATGCAGACACCTTATCTACTGAGACTGTAACAGTCACTACTACTCAGCAAGCAACGAGTACATTGACTGGTGCTACTCAACTTACGCCTGATGATGCTAAACTGAGATATGGCGGCGCGGGTAATTTCAGTTACGGGGCTACCTTCCCTGACACACTGAT